ATAAATAGTTAGTATATTAAAGTTTATTATTGTAATTGGTCTAATCTGAATCTAATCTCCCGTACTAGTACGTTTATATCACTAGCAAAAGAAGGTTGCCCTTTCATTACGATTATTCCTTGAGAGTTTCTAGCTACTGCAAAGCGTCTTTTAGCAATAGAAGGAGAAGTTGTATCGTCTATAACTTCAATTAAGAATTCTACACCATTTCTTGCTCTATATAAACCAGTCTGTGCAGGTTGTACCTGTATCTTATAGTTACCTAAGTTACTCTTAATATTATCCAACACTCCTCTATTAACTAAACTTGTATTTGAAAGTTTATTTAAAAGATCTTCTAATAGTTTTTGAGTATTTAATTCATATAAGTCCCAATCAAATCCTGTTAAAGGATCTAACCAGGTATCAAGACCGTTTTTAGCGCGGTTATTAACAATATATTTGTTACTATCTGACCCTTCTACAATATCTCTCCTCTCATCTGTATGAATGTATATTGTTCCAGCTTTATAAGGTCCTCTAAAACAATTACTTCCGTAATTTTTACCGTCATTTACTGCATCGGCGTATGGTTTTGAATCTACTAAAGTCTCTTGTACTAATCTTGGTACTAATCTAGAGATAAGATAATTACCGTTTGCATCAACTAAGCCTAATTTAGCTAGTTCTTCTGGTGTTAGGCTATCTTTAAGTTCATTTTCTATACTACAGAATGCAATTGGACCATCTAGTAGAGATAGTTTTGAATTAATATCATTTAATAAGTTATCAAAAAAGGTAGTATCAACTAAAGCTTCAATACCTTCTATTGTCTGTTTTGTTTGTTTAACTAACTCTCTCAGTTTGTTTATTATATCTGAATACTTATTCGATATAGATACTGGTAAACCTATACCGGGAGGTACTGCTTGAGGGATTGGGAGTACTAATAAGACTTTTATTATCTTATCTAAAGTGTTTATAGGTGGCTTTAGTTTATTAGGTAAAGCTTTATAAGTGTCTATAATTTTTCTAGAACGTTCTGTAAGGTCAGATAAGGTCTGTTTGGATTTAACTAACTTATCTAAGGTTTGCTGCTGTGGGCATGCATTTGCTTGAACAAATGTCGTTATTGTAGATTGGATTTTCTGTTGCACTTTATCTTGTAATTGAGCTTGCAATCCTCCTATCTTACTTCCTATAAAAGCAGTTACTTTAGATTCTGGTATAGTTATAAATGACATACTATTCTGTAAATACTTTTTTAGATTTTAATTCTTTTAACCGAGCTCTTAATGGTTTTATTCTAGCAAATAAAATACCACCTTCTTTTTTCAACTGTGCTACTGCTACTGCAGGAGCTGCTTGTAACCCTGATGGAGTTACTAAAAAGTTAGCAAAGTTTTCTACTGCTTTTATGAAATCCTCTAAAAGATCTACAGTGTTTTTACCTAATAATACAGGTTGTGCACTATAGTCTATAGCTGTTCTTGCTTTTTCTCCTAAGAATATTTTCTTAGAATCAATACAAACATACTCATCTGCATCTATATTAACAGATTTACTATTTATTCCTACTGATATTGCTGCTGAAAGTAGTATAGATTCTTCTTTTGCATTTAAAAATAAACGTCCGCTGTTTAAAATTACCTGCGGTTTGTTGTAAGCATTAGATGTTTCCGGTATTTTATTATAAGAAAGCCTTCTAGTATTGGCTTGTTGTAGCGGTATTTGGTGAAATCCTGTAAAATAAAGAGATCCGAAGTTCTTATTTACATCTTCTATAATACCGGCGAAGCCACTTGGTGCTGTAATCTGTCCGTTAGCAATTAATATTAAAGGCTGTCCGTTATTTTTTGAAGTAGTAAGTGGGTTGTTTATATGCTGAGATCCTGTAAACCTAATAGATTGACCTTGACGTCCTTGAATCATAAAATCTCCAGGGTAATTTATAAGAGGATTTATTTTTCCACTCTCTTTAAACCCTTTACCAAATAGAGTTTTACTGAAGTTTGGGTTTCTAGTATTTGGTGAAGCATTATGTTCCGGAGCATTCCATACGTTAACTATACGAGTCCAAGCTTTTCTATTTCCTTTACCTGTTTCTTCTGTGGCAGAAGGGCTAGATTCGATAGCTATTATTTCTCCTACTAATGGAATATCTTTATACCTAATATTCCCTTGAAAAGCAAAAGGTACTTCTGGGGTTTCATCAGGGTCTCTATCAGCACCACTGCTAATACTAGCATAAAAGCATCCATTAATAGCTAGAGCGCTTCCCATTTCTTTGTACCTAGGGTGTTTACTGTCTAGTATAATATCCTGTACTCGACCATAGGTTGTACCGCTATTTGATCCGCCTCTGGATCCTCCGCTACTTGCTCCAACTCCTGTACCTGATCTACTGGTCGCCATTGTCCGTTTCTTTTACTTCTTTGTTAATCGTTTCAGCTTCTTGTAATAATTCAGCTAATTCTGATAAGTCGAATTCTTCTCCTTTTGATTGTCCTGTTTCGATTCGCTGAATGATAGTAGCTAGCTTAATCAGAGCTTCATCATTCTTAACACCAATCTCCATATATTCTTTTATCATAGGTACTACTAATGTAGCATCTCCTATGCTTTCAATCAAGGGTTTTAATTCTGCAATCAAAGCAGTAACTTGCGAACGGGTGGATTTAGAATTAGTATGTATCTCTTGAAATAAATCAGCAAGAGAGGTTTCTCCAAAAATTTTCTTATCTAAACTCATACTTTTTTAATAATAAATAGGTTAGTCGAGAATATTGACTACTAACCCGTTTTCACTATACTCAAAATACTTGTTATAGAATTCTGATTTTAGTTTAGATATTACTCTAGTTAGGTGAGGTGTTTCGCAGTCAGTCATCTCTCTAATATAAATATAGAGCGCTTTTTTCTTAAAGATTTCTAAATCATGTCTAGTCTTAAAGATAGTCAATACTGCATCTGCTATCTTAGCTTCTTGTTCTTTTGGAAAAAATTCATCTACCCTTTCGTACATTTCTGTTATCCACATATCTAGGAATGCTGATAAAGACATCTTAAATTGTCCGTCAACTTCTAAATCCGGTTCATAACACTCTTCTACATCCGAGAAGGATCCTATCTGCTTTAATTTTTTATAGTTCTTATTGTTGTAGTTTATTAACCACCTCTTTACAATTGTACCGAAGTATGAGTAAGCCTTTGCTCCATTAGTAGCATCAAACTTCATAATCTTCTCTTCTAATAAAACAGAAACGATCTCATGTTTGAGATCTTCAATATGTTCTACGTCGGTATAGTAAAATTTAAAGGTATGTATTATATTCTCTGCCAGTTTATAAAACGGCATATAAATATGATCTGTGAATATTTTAGCTCTATAAACGTGATCTGAGGAAGTATTATAGAGGACTATGTAGTCTTCTGTCTCTTTTGTAAAGTAGTTACTTTTCGCTTTGGTTCTGGCCATAATTAGTCGGGAGCATGTATCGGTTTAGCTCTTCTTGTACGTTTTGTAGTTGTTTAAAGAAATAACCGACCTCATCGTCCGACTGAAAAGTTCCTTCTCCGTCTAACTTCTGTAGGTGCATTTTTGCTTCAGCAATAGATGCTGAAATATTGTTTAAGTATTTAACTTGATCTTGTATAACATCTTCATATTTTTCTACTTTAGTAAGTAGGTTGTATATTGCAAACACTGATACAATTAGAAGTAGCCCTAAAATTGATATAATCCAAATCATATTATAAATTTTTAATTAAGTTTGATAAACCTTCTGATGAATTAACAGGGCGTCCTGTAGAGGCTTTAGCTTTTTGTACTTTAGGTTCTGTAACTCCTCCTTTATTCTTCCATAAATCATATTCTACCTTAGAAGCCATAAAGTCTGCTGAGTGTAAAATATTTACAATGTTAGTTTTCATTCGAGAGTCTGGGTTGTGACTAAAGAAATAAGCTTCGTTAGCTTTATCAAACACACCATCATGTAGCCTAATACCTAAATACTCATTATGAGATAATTTAATACCGAATCTCTGTAAGATGTAAAGAGAACGGTCCGGAATAAGCATAAACGAGATTTCAGGATTAGGAGTATACATTTCATGTAACTTATCTTGTCTCCATTTATCTGTTTGAGGAATATAACAATCCTTATCTCCGTCACCAATTTTACCTAGATCATGGAAGATAGCTGCCATTACCAACTCTTCATCGGTAAAGTCAATAGAAGCTCCCATAGACTGCCATAATTCTTTTTGTTTTACGGCACATTGTACAACTCTATTAACATGGTCAATGTATCCACCCGGAAAAGCATTATGGTACCATGATTTACTACTAGCAGGAGCCATTACCATATGTTCGGCTAACGTTTCTACTAGAGCTAATACGCTATTTTTACGATCACCACCAATGTAATGGTTAATAATCTTAATATGTTTATCCCAATTTGATTGGATTTGTTCGGCACTTAACATAACTTAGTTTTTTTTATAGGATTCCCCTGCTTTATATTTATATCTATATATTTAATATCTTATATATTTATTTAATATCTTTATATTATATCTAATATCTTATATATTATTGAAGATATATAAAAAAACGCAGAATAGCCACTCTTTTGTAAATTATTTTTCCGGATCCATTAAATTACTTTTCTTTGCACCTGGAAAGCTAGCTTTTTTTACTGGTTTTTCTTCTGTCGGTTCTGGAAGGTGAGCAGTAACAGCAATTAAAAAGTCTGCAACCTCTGAACCTGTATCGGTAATAGGGGTAATCACTTTAGTAGAAGTGGTTTTTTCTTGTACTTTTTCGGTAGAAGTTATTTGAGTAGCCTTTCTTAGACTTTCACCCTCCTTAATTACCCTATCAAGCTCATTTCTTACCTTATCTCCAGCAGAAAAGTTTGTTTCTTTATCTACAAACATTCCCT